CTGCGTCATCTCTACGAGCTTTAGTAGTTTTTAAGTCTTTTGAAGCCATTTTACCATGCTTCATTGCCAACCTTTCATCTTCTTTGTCATCGTATCCTTGACCTTCTTTTGTTTCTCTTTTTTCGAAATCTGCGTCATCTCTACGAGCTTTAGTAGTTTTTAAGTCTTTTGAAGCCATTTTACCATGCTTCATTGCCAACCTTTCATCTTCTTTGTCATCGTATCCTTGACCTTCTTTTGTTTCTGCTTTAACAACTTTGGATTTGCCTTCCATATTACCACCTTTCTTGTATTCAAATTTAGCTTTACCAGTACCAACTGATTTTGGACCTTCTTTTTTGTCCTCATCAAATCCTCCTTTTGCCTTATTGTCATAAGAGAATTTTGGTCCTTTGCCGATTCCAACACCTTTAGGTTTTACCGAAGATTTTGATTCATTAGTGAAATATTCTTCATCTAAATCTTCTTCTTGTTCGTCCAAGTCTTCTTCTTGTTCGTACATTTCATCTTCCATTTCTTCGTCCAATTCATCTTCGTCTTCTTCATCTAATGAAATTTCGTAAACAACTTCTTCGTCGTCTTCTTGTTCTTCCATTTCGTACCCTTCATATTCAAGGTCAGAAGCTTCTACATCTGAAGTATCGCCATCAAAAATTGCTGCGATAACATCATCAACTGATTCATCTGTTTCATCCATTTCGTTCATTGTTTCTTCGTCGTATTCTGATTCGCCAAGTTTAACTAAATATTCTACGTCGTTATTATCGTCTGATAAATGAATTTCGTCGCCATCTTTTTTAACAATGATTCCGTCTTCTTCACCCATAGCCTTAAATACTTTTAGAATTTCTTCGTCAGTAGCGTCAGTCAAATCTATTGGACTGTCAGAGTCAATGTTCATGTCCATATCAATGTTCATTCCCATATCGTCATTATCAACCGCATCTTCTTCATCACCTAATGATGGCATAGCAGCGTCTATTTCAATCTCGTCTTCTTCTTCATCTTGTTCCGATAGAGATTCTTTTACTAATTGGTTGATTTCTTCCTTCATTGTTGAAGCAAGTATTCCTTTTGCATTTTCGGCAATAGCCTCTTCAACGTTTTTCATTTGAATGAGTGCCTCTTGTACTAATGATTTATTTTCTTGCATGAAAAATTAATTTTTTTATACCTAATAAATAGTATCAAATTTCAAAAAGTTTATTTTTTAGATAGCAATAAACGACTTTTTTTGATATTGTATGTTTATTACTTCTTTATTTGATTGGCTTAGAGCCCAAGTAGAGGAATTATCAAATGTATCATAAATGATATTATTTGATATATCTGATGTTGTTATGTCTTTTAATACAATTAAATAAAATCCACTTAATGATGTGTCATTTAAAATAATATTATTAAAATTTGACAAAATAATATATTGAATTTCTTTTCCTGTACCTTCAGCATAAGATAAACAATTGGACCATGATGAACCACTTACAACAAATAAGTCTATAGATGCGTCAACATTTTTAAGAGATAGATTAAATAACATATTTTTTGTGTTTACAATAAATATGTCTAAGCAAAAAAAAAGTGGTCAAAGACCACTTTTATAATTATTCAATAACTTCGTCAATTTTACTTTCAGAAACTGAAGTGATTCTCCAATCGTGTGTAAAACCTTCATACTTTTTTGTGACTTTAGCTTCCACATCTGTCACAGAGTAACCTTTAACAAGTTTTTCCTCTCTAATTTTTTTAATCTTTCCTGAATTTTCATCAGGTAAATCATACTGAACTTTTGCAACAAAATATTTTTCTTCCATATTATTAATTTATTTTCCTAAATAATCGTTCAATTTTTTCATTAAGTCAAGTGATTTGTTTGATGATGAAGTATCTATTGATTGTTTCATTCTTTTTTCTTCATCTAAATTCTCTTCATATTTACTTCTTTCATCAGGATTAGAAAATAAATAAGCTCCAGGTGTTGATGGTGAAGATACTAAGTCAAAACAAATTAATTCAAAGTCATCTTGTACTTCATTTCTTTCTCCCACTTTTTTTAACGAACCTACTCCTCTTGATGAAACTCCCATTGTTACACCTTGTCTCATTAAGTTAGCCGCTTGGTCTCCTTTTGTTGAAACAATTCCACTTTCGTGAAATCCTGGTGAAGTTAATAGTTTGAGTTTCCCCATCAATATATTCTTATCCCACCATATATCAGTGATTATGTGAGATACTCTGTCTAAGTCAATCAATGACGACTCAGGGTGGTTAAGTTCTGATGTTGATAAACCCTTAGAAATTGCTTTCTTATAATTGTCGGCCTCTCTCTTTAAAATTCTTTCAGGATAAAATCTACCGTTTCTATTTGGAGTGTCATACTTTTGTAAAACAGCATAGAATTCAAAAGGATTTCTGTAATCAAGTGTTGCAGCTTCTTTTAGAATTTCAAAATTACGATGGTCTTTTGGTGATACCGTACCAGCATCCATTTCAATTAATATTCCGTGACCTAATTCGTTGGCCTCTAAGATTCTTAAGTTTTTCATTAATTCTTTTTTAAGATAAATATATCAAAAGAGTATCTTTATTAGATTCCCTCATTTTTTGAAATTGAAAAATCAAAATATTTGTTATTTTCAACCGCATTATTAAATATATTTTTAATAATAATTTTAACAGATTCTTTAATTTCTTGAGATTTAAAGTCAATTTCTTGATTTGTATATAAATTAACTTCAAGATTTAAAAATGATTTTTTACCGTAGGATAGCCCACTTGTTCTTAAGTCTAAGTCAATAATACTTCTTTCTTTGAATATTGACATATCAATAGAATTAAATACTGATGTCTTAATGTCTCTGTTTAAACTTGAAACAACTCGGTTCCAATTATCGTACTCTTTTTTCGGCGTTACCCAAGATTGAATATTTATATAGAGTGATTTTAAATTTTTTGAATCCACAGTCCCGTATACTGATTTAATCGGGTTATATAGATTTAATTTTACGCTTTTACCTTTTTTCATTAACTGTTACATTGGTAATCGTTTATTTTGTATTTAAAAAATAACACATTTTATAACGATTGTCAAAAATTTTGTGAAAATTATAGATATTTGTATTATATGTTAATAATAGAAATCAAAAATAACGAGAGTATTGAAAGAGCCCTAAAGACTTTAAAATCTAAAGTTATCAAGACTAAACAAAATCAAATACTTTTTGAAAGAAAACAGTTTGTTAAGAAATCAATTACCAAAAGAGTGAAGAAATTAAAAGCAATCTATAAACAAAAATTAAATAACGATTAAAGAGATTCCTCTAAATTTTTTATTTTTAAAAAATTCATTTGGTCAAACTTTTCGTTTTTAATCCTATCAATTGTTTCTGATAATTTTGTCTTCATTTCAAACTCCTCTTCTTTTTCTAAAATTGTTTGAAGCTTAGTGACTGCGCTTTCACGGATAGTTTCAAACTTAATCTCAAGTGATGCAGTGTCTTCTGAAATAATCAGGAAAAATTCTTTTTTAGAATTTTCATCGAGAGTATCAATGTAATTCTTCAGTGTTTGGTTAGCGATACTAACCATAGATTTTAATGGAATATTGATAGATTCCTTTAAAGTACCAACGTTTGACGTTAAAAGTTTGATAATACTCTTTTTAGAATTAATTCTTTCGTGTAAATCTAATTTATTTAAATAAACAATAGAATCAATATGAGAATATTTATTTTCAACATTTTCAGTTAATGTTGATGGCAATTTAATATTAGGTAATAATTTTTGAATCAAATTAATACCTTCTTCTAAAAAATCTTTAGCGTCAGATTCTGATAAATTTTGAGGGGTACTTAACTGGTCATACAAAGAATATATCTTTGACATAGTTTTATTACTCAAAACATTGTGTTTGAATTCTTTAAGTGACTTTTTGAAATCTTTCTCATTTTGATAAGATTCAATCAAGCTGTTTTCAATTGTGGATTTGATTTGTCCGAACGTCATTTCTAAAGGTATTTTGAATATAAATATTACGAGTTTAGTAACTTATCCAATTCTTTTGAAATTTCTCCTAAAGATTCTTGTCCTTGACCCAAATCTAAGAATGTTGACCCCCTAAAAATACTTTTTTCTAATAGGATATTCATGTTAGGATTTTTGGATTCTGGAGTTATTTCAGCCTCAGGTCCAGCGGGTAATTCAGGTGGTGTTGTTTCTTCAGGTCCAGCTGCTGTCTCAAATTCAGATGCTCCTCCCAAAGATGGCGCTCCTCCAATTTCTGTTTCACCACCCGCAACAGGTGCCGCAGGAGTTCCTGCAGTTCCATTACCATATAATTTGTCAATATTGTCAAATAAACCTGTTTTAGTAATAACAGTTGGAGTCGCTTTAAGTTCTTCTCCAACAGCTCTTTCAATTCTTTGTTGTTGTAAATCAAGTCTGATTTCCTCATCAGAGAATCCAAAAATATGTTTCTTAGCCCATGTTGAAGAAGTTGGTTGAATACCATTTCCTGGGTCAGACACTAAATCTTTGTATAATAATACTTTTTCTTTCCACACATCAATTTTTAATAAATCAGCTTGTGTAGATGGATTTGTAAGTCCTAATGTAAAGTTTTGTAACTCATCCTCAAATCCAAGTAAAAATAAGTGAACGATTGCAATTTTATTCAATTCTGCAATCATACTTTTTTGAATTCTATTAATAGTACGAGCAAAACGGATATCTTGTAATGATAAGTTTTTACCATCACCAACAACTTCTTCAAAACCTAAAAATGCTTTGGGAACACGAAGAGCCGTTAATAATTTCTTTTGGATATATTCAATATCAGCAATTTCAGAAAGGTTAGTTGCGCCAGGTAAAGTTGTAATTGGGTCTGGAGCTGCTGGGTCTCTAACAGGGATAAAATAATCTTGGTCAACCGCCATTTGATTGAATCTCATATCTACGTTACCAGTTTTACTATCAACAACTTGTTCTCTTTTGAATTTGTTGGCAACACGATTTACGTATGCTTCAACATCATCGTCATTCATATTACCCACGAACACTTTGAACATTCTTCTTTCAGGTGCTCTTGAAGTACGATAAATTAACATCGCATCTTCAGATAACAATAATTGTTTCCAAATTCTTCTAGCCTTTTCTAACATAGAAGTACCATAAGGAAGTTTTCTATCATCACCTAATAATCTAAAGTGGGCAATTTCCCACGATTGGAATTCCATGTTTTTGTTCTTCCAAGTAAAGTGTAATGCTTTTTTATCTTTATCAGGTTCTTGAGTAATGTCTACTGAAATTTTTTGATTCACACCAATCTCATGTCTTTCAATTTCAATAGTTGGTAACTGTTGTACACCAACAATACCTTTTTCAGGGTCTAATTTTAAGTAAACAAAGTTGTCACCATACTTACAAGTGTTTCTTGTCCACATTGGTAAGTTGGTGTTAATATCTAAATTGTTGTTGAATAAATCAGCTAATACTGATTTAATTCTTTTTGATTCAGAATAAATTTGAAGAATGAAACCATCTTCATTTGTTGTTGTGGATTCTTCAGAATAGATATCTAGCGCTGCGGAAATCTCAGGAGTATACTCCATAGATTCATAATCGTACTGCGAAGACAATCTTGATGGCTCATAATAAATTGCTTGAGAGTATAAGTTATTTTCAACCTTAGACCATTGATTAGATAAATAAAACGATTGTTGGGCTTGTAATTTTTCTTTCTCATATTCATCACGATTTGTTGTACGCAAAAGTTCTTTCTTATCAAACTTAAAAGTTGGATAATCTTGCTTTAGTAAAGAATTCGGGCCGAACGTTTTAGAAAGCCTCTGCCATACCGTTAAATTATTATCATTCATATTACAATTTTACTTAAAACCTTTAAATTATAAATAGTTATTTAGCACCAAATAACCATCCATATTTTTGGTAATCCTCTTTTGAACTACTTCTGTTATGTCCCATACTATCTCTACCCATTTGAGGAACCAATGGATTGAAAAACTCAGATGAGTTTTTATTTTCATTTACCGCAGTTGCCCATGAATTAATCATTGCCTTGGTATGATTAGTTACTTTTTCTAATGATTGGAATGATTTTTCTGCAACATAGATTGCCATAGATAAACCCATAATACAGTCATCATGGTGTCCTTTTTGGTGGTCAGGTCTACCATGGATATAAATAAAAGTATTCATTTCGTTATAGGTTCTATTTGAATAGATTCTAAATCCATGTCTACAAGCCTCCTCAAGTGAGGATATAATTTGAACTCTTTTTGCGTTAAAGTTAATTCCAGGAATCTTATCATTAACTTTTGGGTCCCATTTCCATTTATTACTAGTATCAACACCATCAATATAGAAACCACCTTGATAAGACAATTCTTGTAATTTTCTTGCGGTTGCGACACCCATACCACCAGTTAAGTCAACCACGCAATAGGCATTATACATTGTTCCCCATTTGTAGGCAATCTCTGCCAAAACATCTGGCGGTACTTTCCCCACATATTCTAATACTTGTTCTCTTTCGTCAAAATCAATAATTTGGATAGATGAAAAGTCTTCAGAGTCTCCTCTTGAAACGTCAACACCCATCACATACTTATGGCCGTTAACAGGTTCTTTGAATATCCATAATCCACTACCCATTAACTTTGCTTGAGGTTCTCTAAGTTGATTTTTAGCAATATTTTGCATTAACTCAGAATCAAATACATTATCACCTGAACCCAAGAAATTACACTCTAATTCTTGTGCTACTTTACGTCTATCGTATTTTAATTTTTTAACCATACCTTCAAACCAAGCAGAACATGGTTTGTACCCATCCTCAATGTACTTTGTTACTACAGAATGGTCTCTATCATATGGATTATTCATAGACAAATCTATTACAACATCATTAGGATAATCTTCTTTATTTAATAGATAGTGAACCAAATCCTTGGTTTTAACCATATACAAGTCTTTTGTGTAACGAGGGTCACGATGCCAATACATTTCAGAGATTTTGAAATCATTCATTCCTCTTAACGCTTGGTCATAGATTTCGTAATAGATTGCGTCATAACCATTTGGTGTAGATACCACAATTACTTTACCACCCGTAGATAGTGAAGCCATACAAGCTGACCAGAAATCACTGTCAGCTTCAATAAAAGCCGCCTCATCAAATATAAGAATTGTCGGGGTATAACCACGTAGTGCATCCTTTGAGGTTGCAACTGCCTTAACTTCACAATTATTATTTAGTTTGAAGTGTCTTTGTGAGTTTTTTTCTTGTGAGAATCCAATACCTACCCATGATGGCCATTGCTCAACAAATCCTCTAACTTTGTTCGCCATCTCCATTGACGTATCAAGTTTGTTGGCAATTATTAGAATCTTTTCTGGCTTGGTTTTTTTAGCAAAGGCTAACTTTTTTGATGCCCACGCAGCCGTTACCGTTGAAACTCCTGCCTGTCTGTACTTTAAGGCGATATTTTCATTGTAATTATCGTAATCTTCTATTAAAGATATTTGGTCGGGGAAAAGGTCCAAAGGGACATACTTTGATACCGTGTTATCGTATGTCTGTAAGTAAGTACGAAGTGCGTAAGGTGTATTCCTCATGCACTTCGTAACTTCAATTATTAGTTGTTCTTTATTCACTAATTAAATTATTTAGGTCTTGATATACCTAAACTACCTAAGAAATCGTCTAAATCGTCATCATCGTCGTCGTTTCCAAAATCATTAGAACTTGAAAAATCAGAAGAATCATTGTCTTCTTTATATTCATCAAATTCTTTTTTCATTTCGGCAGCTTCTTTCATGATTTCTTGAAATCTTGAAGTTGCCTTTTTAACTTTTGATTCGTCCTCAGAGATAGCATTTCCAACAATATCCAAGAATTCTTGGGCAGGTACTTGGTATAACAAAATATGAAACCAGTTTATTAGACCTTTGTTTGATTTATCAAACATTTCGTCAGGTAATGCTAATCTTAATTTTTCGGCGATTTCAGGTCCTATTCTCAATTGCATTGGTTCATTAGGTAATATATCAACAGCTCCTTTTACTTTTTCACGCATTGTGTCTGATGTTGGTAAACCGTATCTTCCTTTTGATTCTTCAATACCTTTGATAATTTCGTGACAAAGGATTGGAAAAATCATTCCTTGTGCTTTAATCACAGTATCACTATCACTATCATCTTGACCACCATCTTCATCCTCGTCATCAGGGTCTAATTCTACTTTACCAGCAACTCCATTACCTGTTTGACTCATCATTTCAATCATTTGTTCCATTGTAAAATACATGAAATCGTTGATTGCCATAATTCCTAAATAAGCAGGATATAATCTTGGGTCAATTTCGTTTAATCTTTCTTTAATATTAGGTTTTTGAAAAACATAATGTCCTTTCTTTGCGGCTCCTTGTATGATTGCATTGATAATATTTCTTTTATGTTTTTCAAGTTCAAACTCTTCTTCATCAGTTAAATCTGACACATCAAATGATGGAATTTCTAATTTAGGTTCTTTATCTTCCTCATCTTCTTTTTCTTTCTTTGGTTCCATTTGAAAGTTTGATGTATCAATTCTTGAACCTAATTCGGCAATAATTTTTACCCATCCTTCAGGAATTTCAGTCTCTTCCATTGAGGCTTGTTTTGCAAGTTCTTCTAATTCTTCTTTGTGTCTTGCCTCAATTTGTATAATCATAGGCAATTTGGCCATCATTTCCTCATAAACCATCCCTTGAACTTGTTTAGAGCTAAGATTTTCAATTTTTGTTACTTCTCTTAATTTGTCAGCAACTTTTTTAAATCTTTGGCTAACTAATCTTTGTACATCAGCAGGACCTTTTTTCATTGCAGGATTTGACCCATATAAACTTTCAGGATTCGCTAGTTTTTTTTCTAACTTCGGGTCCATTCTTTCGGGTGTATCACCATAATCTAATTGTTCTCTAACATTCTTAGCCATAATTATTTTTTTAAAATGTTCATAATAGTATCAATAACTTTATCCTTGGCAACCTCAGGACTTATTTTTTCGGCCTTAGGATTTGGTTTTTCACCAGGATTTGGGTTTTTCATTGGATGTGAAGGTCTTTTATTTGGTCTTACATCAGGTTTTGTTCTTGTAGGTGCAATAGTCGGAGCCTCTGCAGGATTATTTTCATCCACATTAGTTTTTGCCTTAGGACTTGGTTTTTCACCAGGATTAGGATTTTTCATCGGATGTCCAGGTCTTGTTTTAGGCTTAACATCAGGTTTTGTTCTTACAGGTGTCGTTTTAGTATCATTATCTGATTTACTGTGTTCTCCTTCTGAAAGATATTTTAATAATTCTCCTTTAGTCATTTTTGGTTGTATATGTTTTTCCACGAGCTTAGATATTTCATTTTCTAAGAACAAAGATAGTGGATTTTTTCCTTCTGCCAATTGTTTTTTTACAGATTGTACACATCTTTCAAATTTTCTTGTTTTTTTAGGTCCAACCTGTGCGTGGCATATAGCCCATGGATTTGGTTGACCAGGCTTAAGGTCTGCCTCATTTTCAAACATACCCATACCGTCATCTTCATTACCAAATCCATCATCCGATGATGGACCTACTTGTTTTGGGTCTTGAGTTTCAGTTTCTTTATTTGGGTCAACTGTAACTTCTTCCTCTTCATCAAGTTCTTTTTCATAAACTTGAAAAGGTTTTTTTTCACTTTTTAACCTAGTAATTGTTGCAGTATCTGTTTTTGAAACATTAATTTGTTCATCAACTAATTTTTTATGTAGAACGTTAATTTGCGATTCGGTTAATTTTGAAACAGTCTTTGAAGATAAACCGTTTTCTATAAGTTCAAGAGCTTTTTTGTTAATTTTCATATACTACTTTCTGTTCAAATTCTAAAATCAAATCTCTTTCATAGAGTTTGTCTTTTATTTCTTTTTCGGTACTACCATATCGGAATACCAATCTTTTTTGGCCGTTTTGGTCATCTTCTTCCCAAGCTAAAGCAACAACATCGTCAATTGCATCTATCATAGAAAAAAAATCGGAGTTCTGAATCAATTCCAATTTTATATTAGTATTTCTCAGAACTCCAACTTTTTTAATGTATTGTAGTTCAGGTGGTGTCGGGTAACTGTTTGATGGTTTGTTATCCCATCCATCACCCCACACATCTTCTAAACTATCAGAAAAAATAAACTCGTAAAGATTGTCTCCCTTATAATTAGGTCCTAAACCGTTTACGTAAGTTAAGTAACTCATAATATATTACCCTTTGGTGAAATCTTAACTTGTTCACCTTTGTTTTCGAATACTAAATTTTTCTTATTTGTAATTCCTATAAATTTAGAGTTAGAGTTTTCTTGTAAGAATTTCTTAGCTGCCATTTCTTGTTCAAATGTCTCAGTCATTGTTACAACTGTTTGCATAACTTTTTTAACTTCTAAGTTTTTTTGGTTTTTCTTTTCATTGTTTTCTAAAATTTCTTTTTTAGAAGTTTCAAAGTATTTTGAAATTACTTTGTCAACTTTAGATTCTCCAAAGATACTATCTAAGATTGCGCCATTATCAGATTTTCTACGTGTTCTAACTTTAAATGGTGAACCGTGTTTCTCTTTGTATTTGTTAAACATATTGCTACCGTGGTCTCCTTTGGCAAACCATTGGTGTTTTCCTTTATATTTTTGGTCGAATGATGGAAAATCTTCGAATTCTTCTTCATCAAAGTCAAAATCAAATTCACCTTGGTATGGTTGACCAATATCGTCTATATAGTTGCCATCTCCGAATGAACCATACATTTTTCCTTTACGGGTTGGTACATTGAAATCTGAACCTTTTCCAAACTTCCCTTCACCTTCATATCCACTTTCATCATCCATTGGATTGAAATACAAGTCTTCATCCATTTCACCTTC